TTTTTGTTTTTTCCGACTTTTCGGCCTCTTGCACCCTACAACTTTCAGACATACCGCCCTACAATTCATAGCGAATCCACAAGGGTGCAGACATGTCACAACCAACCCCGTACAACCGGCTATACAACTTCACCGACTACCAGACGGTGAACCCTGTCGACCCGCTGCCTGCCACTGAGCTGGATGCGGAGCTAAATGCAATCGAGCTGACGACTGACGAGATTCGCGCAAACCTTGCGCAGCTCCAGCGTGATGACGGAGCATTGGCAAATCAACTGGTCACGCCTGAATCGCTTTCGGCATCCACGTTGGCCATCATCTCCCAGGGCGAATACGTGCCACGTGGCGCGTGGGACGATGGTGTTGCTTACGCTGTTGGCGACCTGGCAACATACAACGCTGCAACGTACCTGTGTATCGTTGCGCACACATCCGCAATCGCATTCCCAACCGACAACAGCGCCGGCAAATGGCTCTTGATTGCCAACGGTGCTTTGCAAGGTGGTGGTCAAGCTGTCGACCTGTACGCCGGTACTGGTTCGCAAACGGCATTCACACTCAGCTTCACCTACGCCGGCTCAAACGCCGCTGTGGTTTACGTCGCTGGTGTTGCTCAAATCCCGACCCAGGACTTCACAATCGTTGGCACGACGTTGACCTTCGTGTCAGCACCGCCAGCTCCTTCTGTTGCTGGTCGCAAGAACATCATGGTGCGCGGCACTGGTGTGGAAGCACAGCTTGCTGCTGACTTGGCTGCCACGTCATCGACCAACGCTCAAGCGTTTGCTGCTGCTGCTTCTAGCTCTGCTACTGCTGCTGCCGGCTCTGCCACTGCTGCTGCGTCGTCGCAAACGGCTGCTGCTACATCGGCTACCGCTGCTGCTGGCTCAGCAACAACTGCATCTACACAAGCCGGCATCGCGACCACCAAGGCCAGCGAAGCATCTGCCTCACAGACTGCTGCCGCCTCATCTCAGTCCGCTGCTGCTGGTTCTGCCACTGCTGCCGCGACTTCGGCTACCAACGCCGCAACGTCGGCCACCACGGCCACCACGCAAGCCGGTATCGCAACCACCCAGGCTACCAACGCTGCTGCGTCCGCTACTGGTGCTGCTGCCTCTGCTACGACGGCCACAACCAAAGCTGGTGAAGCATCGACGTCGGCCACTGGTGCTGCATCCTCTGCATCTGCTGCCTCGACTTCTGCTACCGCTGCGTCGAACTCAGCTTCTGGTGCTGCCACCTCGGCCACTCAGGCTGCAACGTCGGCATCGAATGCTGCGAACTCAGCGACTGCTGCGGCCACATCGGCCACGTCAGCATCCAGTTCGGCAACAACCGCTGTCAACGCAAAGACTGACGCGCTGGCATCTCAGACTGCTGCTGCAACGTCGGCCACCAATGCCGCGTCTTCGGCCACCGCTGCTGCTGGTTCTGCAACGACTGCCACCACGCAAGCCACAACGGCCACGACACAAGCAACCAACGCTGCTGCTTCTGCTGCCGCTGCTGCTGCGTCGTATGACTCGTTTGACGACCGTTACCTTGGCCCCAAAGCCAGCGCCCCCACACTCGACAACGACGGCAACGCGTTGCTGATTGGCGCTCTGTACTTCAACACGACAACCAACGCCATGCAGGTGTATGGCTCGTCGGGATGGACTGCTGCTGGTTCGTCGGTGAACGGCACATCGCGTCGCTATAAGTACGTGGCTACTGCTGGTCAAACGACCTTCACCGGCGCTGACAGCAACAGCAATACGCTCGCCTATGACGCTGGCTACGTTGACGTGTACTTGAACGGTGTGCGTCTTGATTCGACCGACTTCACCGCATCATCTGGCACTTCGATTGTTCTGAGCGCTGCTGCTGCGTTGAATGATGAGTTGAACATTGTGGCGTTTGGCACGTTTGTGTTGGCCGACCACTACAACAAGACAGAGGCTGACGGACGTTTTGTTGGTAAGGATTCTTCCACTGGCGCTGCGTCGATGCCTGTTGGAACAACAGCACAGCGTCCTCCGACGCCATCTGTTGGTATGTATCGCATGAACACAACAACCAACGAACCTGAGTGGTACAACTCAGTGAGTGGTTCTTGGATTCGATTTAGCGGTAGCACATACGGCGTTCAATACTTGGTTATTGCTGGTGGCGGTGGTGGTGCTGGCGACCTTGCTGGCGGTGGCGGCGCTGGTGGCTACATAGCATCTGAAATTGTCGTCACAGAAAATACCAACTATTCATTTGTTATTGGCGCTGGTGGCGCTGGTGGAAACAACGCTCGTCCAAACCCAGGCGGTGCGAGCGGCTCAAACACCACTGCTTTTGGCCAAATAGCAATTGGTGGCGGCGCTTCAACCGGATATAGAACGGTAGCATCATCTTCTGGGGCGTCTGGCGGTTCTGGTAGTGGCGGTTCTGGTGTTGATAGCTCTTCATACACAGGTGCTGCTGGCGCAGGGACTTCTGGGCAGGGTAATGCCGGCGGTCCTGGCGGATATTCGCCAAACTATTGTGGTGGTGGCGGAGGTGGTGCTGGCGCTGCTGGTGCAAGCGCAATTGGTCAAGTAAACGCAACCGCAGGCGGTGCTGGACGTCAGTGGCTAAATGGCGCTAATTATGCTGGCGGTGGTGGTGGCGGTGGATATGCCGGCGGAGGTTCAACAACCCAAGCTCCTGGTGGAGTTGGAGGCGGTGGTAATGGTGGCATTGGTTCAAATCAACCATCAACCGCCGGAGCAGCAAACACTGGCGGTGGCGGTGGCGGTGGCGGATATGGCAACAACACATCTACCGGCGGGCAGCAAGCGGGTGGAGCTGGTGGCTCAGGAGTCGTCATTGTTCGTTATCTAGGCGAACAACGCGGCACAGGCGGCACAGTGACCAGCTCTGGCGGCTACACATACCACACCTTCACATCCAGCGGCACATTCACGGCATAAGGAACTGACATGGGTCAATCACGAAAACTATCTCAAGGTGCTTTGCTTTCCTGGACGACGGCAGGACGCCCTGCTAGTCCTATTGCTGGGCAGTCTGGATTTAACACCACGCTTGGATTTGCTGAGTATTGGACGGGCAGCCAGTGGGCTAGTTATGGAATTATCGCCCCTCCATCAATTAATTTTCTTGTCGTTGCTGGTGGTGGTGGCGGCGGTTCTCAGTATGGTGGTGGTGGTGGTGGTGGCGGTTTTCGTACATCTGTGGCGGGCGCTACGTCCGGCGGAGGTGGAGCGGCGGAATCTCCATTGGTTGTGACTGCTGGAACTACATATGCGGTAACTGTCGGGGCTGGTGGAGCAGCTGTATCTGGCGGCAATGTTGGTGGAAGCGGAAGCAACTCGTCTATATCGACTATCACCTCGTTAGGTGGTGGTGGAGGTGGATGGCGCATGGGCGGTGGGACTGATTCAGCTGCCGGTGCCTCTGGTGGCTCAGGCGGCGGCGCAGGTGACAACTACGCCAGTGGCGGGCGTTCTGGTGGCTCAGGCACTTCTGGCCAAGGCTACGCGGGCGGTGGCAATACCTTTGTTGCTTATCTAGGCTCAGGCGGTGGCGGGGCTGGTTCAGCCGGTGTCAACTCCACATCTGGTGGAACTGGCGGAGCTGGGCAAACAAGCTCAATTACAGGCTCTGCTACCTATTACGCCGGTGGCGGTGGCGGCGGTAACGCCTCAAGCGGTGGCTACAACGGCGGTAACGGTGGCTCTGGTGGCGGAGGCAAAGGTGGCGGCGCTAGTGCGTACCCAGTCGCTGGTACAGCCAACACTGGCGGTGGCGGTGGCGGTGGTGGTGACTCATCTTGGGCCGACTCGGCTGCTGGTGGTTCTGGGATTGTTGTTATCTCGTACTCATCAATGTACAAAGACGCGACGGCAACAGGAACTTATACAAAAACAACCGTTAGCGGCAACACCATCTTCACCTTCACAGGTTCTGGAACCATCACTTTCTAAGGAAACAAACATGGGACATTTCGCAAAAGTAACTGACGGTATCGTCACTCAAGTCATCGTCGCAGAGCCTGAGTTCTTCGACACATTTGTTGATAGCTCGCCTGGTCAATGGATTCAAACCAGCTACAACACTCATGGCGGCGTTCACGCCAACGGCGGCGCGCCATTGCGCAAGAACTATGCAGGCATTGGCTTCACATACGACAGCCAGCGCGACGCATTCATCCCGCCAAAGCCATTTGCGAGCTGGACTCTCAACGAAGACACATGTTTGTGGGATGCACCGGTCGCTATGCCAACTGACGGCAAGCGCTATCAGTGGGATGATGCAACAACCGCTTGGGTCGAAGTCGCAGCTTAAAGGGGCCATTGCATGATGACCCCCGAAGAGCGCCATGAGCTGGTCCTTGAACTCACGCAAGCAATTGCCTGTGCTCAGCAACCCCAACTCACAGAAGAGGAACTGCGCTGGGTGAAGCTCGCCATCGAGGCAGAGGCCCGCAAGATTCGTTTCCGCGATGCCGTCATCGAAAAGACGTTGGTTGGCCTTGCCTGGCTGGCCATCACTGGCGTCGGCTACATCCTTTTGGACTGGTTCAAGGCTCACATTTTTAAGCCCTGAGTCTGTTTTCACGACCACCAATGACCGACACCATCGACACCCAAGACACCGCAGTCGCAGTAGACGACGGCGATGCCAAGCTGTCGGCCATTGAAAAGAAGATTGCTGCGGCCAAGCGAGCCAAGCTCGCCTTGGAGTCGCGTGACGACTTCCTCAAGTTCGTGAAGCTCACGATGCCTGACATTGAAGACCCTGAGAACGTGGACCTGTCCACATTCAGGGACGCCAAGCATCACCGAGCGCTGGCCAAGGTTCTGGAGAAGGTCGAAAAGGGGCACATTCCGCGCCTCATCGTCACCCTGCCCCCGCGTCATGGCAAGACCGAGCTGATTTCACGCCGGTTCATTCCATGGTTGTTGGGCCGCGCACCCTATCGCAACATCATCTTTGCCACCTACAACGAGCCATTCAGCCAGGACATTGGCTCCGACTGCCGCAACATCATGCAGTCACCAGGTTTCAAGCAGGTATTCCCCAAGTTCCGCTTTCGCATGGGCGGCTTGAGCAAGGAAAAGCTGCAAGCAGCCGAAGGTGGCATGGCAGCATTCGTCGGTCGCGGTGGCTCAATCACTGGCCGCGGTGCTGACATACTCATCATCGACGACCCCATCAAAGACAGCGAAGAGGCTCAGTCGCCAACGCTGCGTGCCAAGCTGTGGGACTGGTTCACTCAGGTGGCCATGACCCGTTTGATGACCAAGTTTGCTTGCGTCGTCGTGGTCCACACACGCTGGCACGAGGACGACCTCATTGGCCGCATCACCGACCCATCGAACCCTTGCTACTCAGAAGACGAAGCAGCCAAGTGGAAAATCATCAACCTGCCGGCCATCGCCAAGGACAACGACCCACTGGGTCGCGCACCTGGCGAGGCTTTATGGCCTGAGCGCTTTGACCTGGAGTTCTTGAACGCTGCCAAGCAGCTCGACTCCAAGGGTTTCTCAGCGCTCTACCAGCAGCAACCCACACCAGAAGACGGCGACCTGTTCCGCGCTGACTGGATTTGCACCTACGAGAAGTCGCGCCTGCCGAGCGACTTGCGCATCTACGCTGCCAGCGACCACGCGATTGGCACGGACAAGACGCGCAACGACTCGACCGTGATGATTGTGGGTGGCGTTGACCAGTATGGCGACCTGTACATCCTTGACGTGTGGTGGGAGAAGGCCGGCTCCGATAAGCAAGTCGAAGCCATGCTTCGTTTGGCGAAGCAATGGAAGCCGTTGTTGTGGTTCGCTGAAAAGGGCCATATCAGCAAGGCCATTGGCCCGTTCTTGCGCAAGCGCATGCAGGAAGAGCGCACCTACTTCACCGTTGAGGAAGTCACGCCTGTCACCAACAAGGTCCAGCGTGCGCAATCCATCATGGGTCGC